ATCCTCTATTTGTTCAACATTCCTACTTTTCAGAATACGAAGCAAACGACGCAATTCTTTTACTATAATTTCTAATTCACGATCGTCATACCCTCGTAAAAGTGCTATGGGTATTTGATTACTATGCATGGCCATAGGTCGTCCAAAAAACTCCATAACTCTGTCTAGCCAAGTGTCGTTTAAATATGAATACACTTCACCCGACAGTGGAAAACCTTCGTTTTCAATTTCTGCATAGCAATCATTCAGTGCATTATCGGCCTTTATAATTAGTTCTCTGGTATGTTCGGGGTCAGCACCCTCGCCCTCGATAATCTTGTTCACCACAGCATCCATATCGGTAAGTGCCTGTCCAATGATTTTAGCAAATCGGGGCATTCGCCCAAAAATTTCTTTGGGGTCTTGCAATATGAACTGTTTGAGACTATCACTCGACAACCCGTTTGCCTCAAGAAAGTTCAATACGAAATCCTGACAATTCCACGAATCGGCCTTGTAAACCGAGAATCGGTCATTCCCCATTTTTTCTCGTGTAATATCAACCGCCTGTTGGATCGTCAACGATTCCTTACCTCTCAACGGTACACTGGTCACATCACTCCGTTCCGTACCTTTCTTGATAGGATCGCCACGTCGAAACTCGACAACCCCGTTTTTCTCAAGAATGAAATCACCATTGATAAAAAGACATAAATGAAACATTTTGTCATACGGACTCTGTTTAAGAGCATTGTCATACGATCCCAGACTGATGGCATTTAATAATGTAGTTACAAATCCTGAGAGAGGGGTTCGTACAACCAATAAAGAGTGAATGCCCTGACTGCCAACCTGTGATAATAATTTCCTCATTCTTGGAGGGTACACACCTGCCGTTCGTTTAGAAAACAATCCTTCACCGTACTCTGTAAGGTTTATTCTACCGCCTTCAATCATGTTCTTTTTATAAAAGAACCAAAAATAAATTTACCTATATGCGACAAAATAAATTACTCATATAGGTCTATTTTGAGTGGTCTGAGATGTTTTTCAAGAATCACTCGATTCTTTTTCACATCATCAGAAAAGAGGTCAACAAATATTTTCATACGGTCATTGAATGGGAGTTCCTTATGTCTGCACATCCACCACAAAAATAGAATACAATAACTACCGCACACACCACTACTCACATTCTGAATGTGTTTATCGCTGACCAGATAGGGTCGAAAGGGTTTAAGGAAATATTGAACCTGACGAGGAGGCACGAAGCCAAAAGCGTCAAAGTACCCTGCTTTGCCGTTCTCAACATACATGCAAGTCCAGTGTGTCCCCATGTTGTTGTTTCCCATACTGTCATAATCATCTTGGAGATTGATAATGTACCCTCCATTCCGTCGTGGGACTTTCGGGAATTTGTCCTTGGTGTAAATTCCCACCAATGGGACTCGCAGTTTGTGGAGGTCGTCCTCAAGATCGTAGTTTGTCTTCATTTACTAACGACCAATACTAAAATCCATCGGCGGTAATTGCGGGTTTAAGGCACTCCCAAGCGGTTGCATGTTGCCCATTCCCTGTCGTAACCGTCCTGAACTGTACCCAGCACTTACAAATGACCCACCGCGCGTTCCATACCCAGCCGATCGGAATGACCCACCTCGTGTCATGGAATTATCAGCAGGTGGTAGAGTCGGTGTCATAGCAGGATGGAGACTGCTAAGGAAATTATTGTAATTGGAATTCAGGGCGAATCCTCTACCCAAACCTATTTTTTCCACTGCCAACTTCGCAATCGGATCGGCAGCGACCCCAGCGACCGCCCCCAATTGTGGCGCACCCACGGTGCTACCCAACATCGTTGCTCCACTCACGATACCCGCCTTGATTGCCTGTTTAGCACCCTCCTGTATCATCTTACGGGCAGTGGCATTCTTTGGGTCATCACGGAATTCTTTGTATTCGGAGGTGACTTTGTCAAATCCCTTTTTCATTGCTTTACCAATATCCTTGAGTTTTGGCATTTTCACACGCCCACCCTTTGTTTTTGTTTTCGGTTCGGCAACAGGGGCAGTCGGATCACCACGAACCACCTCAAATGTGTCATTGCCCACGTTCAGTGAGGCAATAGGGGCATTGTGTGTGATCACACCTTTGGAGGCAAGGACAGGAGATCCCTCCTTGGCTACTTTGAAAATCTTACGAGAGGGTAGCATTACTCCTTTGCCGTGCTTCATGGTGTGTGCCATTTCATCAGGAGTCATACACAGTTTCATACCTTTGCCCTTTTTGACGGCACTCATCATGCGTTTCGCCTTCATGGGTGTGACATAGATTTCCATCGCACCACCTGTCATGTGGGCGGGTTTTAGCAAGGTCGCCTGATGTTTGTGCATTTTCTTAATGGAGTTCGGTGTCAGCGACAACCCACTCACAGCAATGTACTTGTCCTTTGCCATTTTTATTTATAGAAAATAAAAAATTTCACGAAACACCTATTTTACTTTAACTAAGTTTCTGCCCCGTAATCAAATCAATTTCAATCTCACGTTCGAACTCGATAAAGGTATACAGCGTAATGGGCTGTAGCGACAGCGACTGACCAAGAATCTGCACCGACTTGGGGACACGATCCTCGGCGGGGAGTCGGCGAGACACATCACAGATGTAGTAGCGGTACATGTACTGGAAATCGGTTTCGGAGATGAGACCGCTGGTAAGACCCGTGACCAGACCACCATTGATGGCATTAGCGGATTGGAGTTCATTGGTGAACTGCTCGAAATCGTACAGTTCGTTCTGGATGAACATGTTCTGTCCCGCAATCTGGATATTGAAGTTGGTGATCGCAGTCAGAGGACTGGTGGTCGCAGGCTCGGTCGTGAAAGGGGACTGCCATGTGGGACAGGCAACAGCAGTTGTTGGTGGATTTCCAGCAGTAGTGGCAACGTACCCAGTGATGTTCCCAGCACTTGCTCCAACACCCGCATTAATAGTTGGGGAGGTAGCACCACGAATCATAGGAATGACGATAATAAATTTCGGATTCGGAATGCCGTTAGTCAGGAGAACATTGAACGTGCCACCACCATCCAAACCCGATGTAATATCCGTCTGGTATTGATAAATATCACGGTACACCACCTTCTTCGTGCGGTTAAGTGACAAGTACTGTTCCTCCATCGTCGGATTCATCTGGTAAAGTGGGACGTACAGACGGCACTGCTGGAGTGTGGGGTGTGAAATGGCCGTTCCCGCAACCTTAGCGATATCAAGCGCCAGTCGGAATCTACGAACACCGTCCGCAGCACCAATGGCAGTACCCGCCAGTCCATATAGGGCATTTGCTCCTTGGTTTACAGAAGACGATGCGAGGAGAAGAGGAGACGTTCCGCCAGAAATTTGGTTCTGAACAGAATTCACACTCAGTGCTGTACCAGCAACCGCAACACGTCTGGTAAATTGGAGTGTGTGCTGGGTAGTGTTCACGTTAATAATGAACCTGAGATATGCTCCCTTAACAAGTGGAAGTTTGTCGAAGAAATCGCACATGTCCTTGAGGCGGATCTTGGCAAGAATATACCACGCCACCGTGTCGTTGGCTGCACCCACCTGTAGTCCGCTAACGTACTGGTTTTTACCGACTGTACTCGGATTTGTCAGGAGACCACGAGTGAAAAGAGTAACAGAGTTAGCATACGCAGTCGATTGTTGGCGTTTGTAAAATCCGAAATTGGACGTTTCTGACACCCATCCAGTGGCAAGTGTAGACTGCCCAAGAGTAACGTTAAGTGGGATAGGGTCAACACCAACAACTGCGTTAAGAACACCATTGGGTGCAGCACCCGCCAGAAGTTGGGTTGCCCCGTTGGCGACTTGGGCGGGAGTGTCAGCACCAGCGGCCGCAGCACGTTGGATTGTCCCCAGCACTTGATTAGCAGGAATGGCAGCCGTGAACGTCTGAGGTGCTAACATAAATACACCAAAATTGCGGTTGTTCGCAATGCCTGTTCCATAATTTTGTGTAGTAGTATTGGGATTTTCTGAAATAGTGAAAAACCCATTCACATCCTGAAAATTAGTCTGAAAACTGAGTGAGCGATCAGGGTAAAATCCAAGTCCACTACCAAACTTCTCTACATCCTCCCCACTCATGCTGGTCATCATCTTGTAGTGAATGTACATATTGGAGAAGGGAGTGAGTTGCACTACAGAGGTGTTGTTATACTCTACCGAAAAACTGTGCAGAAGATGCCAGTATCCCGCTTTTAAACCAGCAGCGAACGCATAATTGGCACTATTCAAATTCTGAATGTTCGCACCCGCAGCGTCGCCAAGTGATGTCAGTGTAAGTACGAGAGGTATCTCAAAATAACCTTCCGAATAACTCGCATATTTTCCCGAGTTTGAAAGTGAACTCGTATCTAACTGAATCTGCCCATTGTATGCGCCGTTGTTCTGGTCTACCACGTACACCACCTGACGAGAAACAAACGGTTCGGTCGTCATTTGTGATTCATTGCTCTGCTCGTACAAGAGGTTGTCTGCCATTCTTTATTTTCCATAAAATAAAGATTTTTAATTTTTTTTATTCTACCCTGACAATGTTGCCTCCAAGATTTTTTTTTTAAATTTTAAAACTCACATTCTTCCTTTTTGTGCCACCCCTGACTGTCAGTGCCTCCAGTCGTTTCTGAATATTCTCAATGGCAGGTTTTTCCTGATGAAGAGGAAGTCCTAATCCCTGTGTTGTTCCACCCACTCCTCCATCCGACGCACCCAGACCCGGCGACAATAGCAACGCAGTCGACCCACCCCGTTTCGTTCTATGGAATGCCTTCCGTCTTGCCCCGAATGGTGTGATGTACGCCCCACGACCTGTTTTGGACACGCTAAAGATTCTCATTTGTTTTTACAAAAGATTTATTTAATTCACGGGTTTGCTTTCAGGTCAAGGGCTTTCATGGTGTACTCATTCTTATTCCGAATCACCAGCATCACCACGATGTTCGCATCCTTGATGTCGACGGTACGGAGTAGTTGATCCCTGAAGGTGATGGTAAAGTCCGTGTACTGCCCGTCCTGAATGTCCACAAACACCAGTTCTGACGGTTCGGATGTGATCAGTGAACCAAACGTCGTGTTTGGTGGGAAAGAATGTAAGAGAGTAGTAGGGTTGGCGTACTTGTTGTTCAATAAGGTGCACTGCATGACCAGACTGGACACAGGTGATAATTGTGGTGTTATGGTCGACGTCAATGAGTATGTGGATGTCTGTGGTACTGCGGGTGGGTATGTCCCCGCCGTGAACCCAATCAGCGACCCGAAATTGTTGGTGGTGATGGTGATCTGCGGGGTGGTGGCAGTGGCGGGTAATGCCCATGTCGCCCCAGCAGGGAGTGAGAATCCCACAGGGAGTGCCGTCGGCACGACAAAGGCGTTGTACTGCACGGCATAGAATATTGCGTTTTCAAGGAGTTCAAGGAAGTACAGGATCTTACCTGTCGTCGTATTGAAGAGGTAATGTTTGTTGGTGAACATGACACTCTGCAGGTACGCATTCAGATCCGAGATTGTGTAGTACCCGCCGTTCGGGAATACGACTGGGTAGGTGATGCCGTCTGTCCATGTATAGGTGAACGAATTGTTATTGTAGAGCGATTGATTGATATTGAACCATGCGTAGTATATACTCACAGAACTCACGGCCACCTGATCGTCCTTGAATTCCACCGCTCCCGCAGGAAAACGGTAGGTGTACGTATCATTGAACGTCCCTGAGACAACATTATTCTGGTTGACAATAAGTGTCCTCATTTAGTTTTATGAAATACAAGATATTTCTTGTAAAAGTGTCAAACCTTCACCTCTTGATATTTTCCCCTCATTCAGGAATTTACGGATAAACCCTTGGAGTTCCCTGATGACCTCGGGGGCATTGTTCCCCGCAAGGAAAATCCCCTTCACCAGATTGAAGCGTTCCATTTCCTCCCGTTCCTCCTGATCGTAATTATTTCTGTACCCTTCTCCAAAATTGATGTCGGCGTACCCAGCAACCTTGTTGAATGATCGCTGATCCTCCTTGCTGAGGCGGTTGAACAGACTCTTGTTGACCGTCCCTGAATCCAGCATGTCCTGAATAAAATCAACCATGTGCGGGGAAATGGATTGCTGAGGAATGTTGTGGATGTTGGAAAAATTCTTGTACTTTAGGTTCAGAATTCCTCTGTTCAGAGAAGGCAGGTGAATGATGTACCGTCCAAACTGGGCGTACCGTGGTTTGGGGGTGGGTTCAACACCACGACCGACAATCCGACGACTCCCCTCCCGTGGGAGCATAATGGTGGTGTGTCCCTTGCGGTGGAGTCGAGGTGTTGCCGTCGACATACCGTAACCACCGACCTCACCTGTCAACTCCCGAATTCTCTCGCCGAGATCATCAAAAAATCTTTGAGGCAACATAACTTTCGCATCCTCAAAATTACCCGATGTGTCTGCTTGTAGATCAATGTACACTTGTCGCAACTCTTTCAAATATCCTACCAAATCGGCTTTTACCTTCCTGTTATCATACAAATCGATTGTTGTACTAGTGTATGTATTGTCGATGGCATCAACAGCATCCAGATAACTTTGAATGTATGCTTGCATATCTGCTAATGGAGTTGTAGGTTCAATAGGACGTGCAGTTGGCAAATCGCCTTCTTTAAAACGAGGTTTCTTGGATGCTGACACAGACTCGGCAACGTCTTTTCGGATAGGGGTTGGATTCGCCGTTTGTATTGCCTGTACCTTTCGTACAATTTCATCAATAGGTGTATAACCTCCTTTAAAGTCTTTGAAAGCGTCGACGAATGGTTGACTGTACAACGGAATATAAGTTGCGTCTGCTTTTAATTGTGCCGTCTCAATGCGTTTGATCATTGCTTTCAGATTAGGAACACTTAATTCGGATAAGTTGGAAAATCCACCTCGTACACCTTCTTGTGCCTTAAGTTTATCAACTTGTCCATCAAGCAAGTAATAAATCATGGCTTGAAGACCGGCCTTTTTAAAAGTATTGTATGCCACTGACTGTTGTTCATACACATCCAAATCAGGTGATACAGGTGGACCAAGTGGTGTTGCAAATTCTTCTTCTTTCAAACCTGCTTTTTCACGAAATCTCCTAAGTTCGTCGGTGATTCGGTCTTCGGCTTCACCTGTTACTGACGATAATAATTTGATAATATCAGGTAAAGTAAGTCTTTCAGGACTTTTTTCTGCTTCACCCGTGATGGCAATGATAATTCTCTCACGATCTCTTTCACTTCTCCTATCAAGGTAATTTTTAAGTGTTACGGCTGTCGGATCTGTTGCATTAAGCCCTAAGAGGGAAAAAAGTGCATTGTACAACTCAACTAGATCCCCCCGTTGGATAGGTATGGGCAATCCTGTGTCTACCGTTCCCTCACGGGTTGTTGCTAGAAAGTTCTTGTACCTTGTCAAAAACGCATTGAAGTATGACTGGTTGAAATCTTTTTTGGGTAATTTTGATGAAATGTCTTTCCAATTGCTATTGATCAGCACCAAATCAGAAATGTCGTCGGCGGTTGCCAGTCCGTTGACAATCTGTTCGGCGATTTCTGGGCGTGTCACCGATCGCAAATTCTCAAACGCAATCTGTCGTTGTAGATTACGGTCGGCCTGTTCCAGTTCGAGAGAACGTCGCTGTGGTGCGAGAGGTGTCACACCTACCTTTTTGTTGTCGTCTTTTTCCATCACCGCCTCATTCGCCTGTTGTGCCAATTTCGATTGCAGTCGCAGTGTCTTGAAAAAGTCCTGTTCCTTCCTCATTTTATCCGCTGGATTGCGCAAATTTCTAATGTCCGCCATGCTCTTTTCTCTTATGCGAAGAAAAAACTCAATTAAATTTTATAATGTCTAAAAAATTCCTACGAAATCGATTCTCTAATGGCGCATCAATGTCAATAAACAAGAAATTACTCCTTTCCTCAGTACAGAATTTATACATGCTGATCAGCACTTCTTTTTCTATGCCTAGTGAAAAGTCATTCATGATCATATTCAAGTCTCTTGTCGATGATAATTTTTTTAGAATAATATAATTAGAGTTCAATCGAATTGTCTTTGGCGTTTTGAAATAACTTTGCGTGAGGTAAATACAACTCACCCCCTTGGCGATTTTGCGAGAGCGAATAAAATATTGTTCGATGATTGTTTGATCTTTTTCCAACACCAAATCATCAAACACGATTAAATGTTGTAATTCGGGGTCAAATGAGTCAAGGTCGGGAATGTTGTCAATGCCCTCGTATACCTGCAGTTGTTCGGCTTTGATTTTGGTTCTCAAAAATTTATACAAAGGCTCGTCCGCATTTTTGGTACATATAATAATGTTCCCAAAGGTATCGTCCATTCTGTGTATAATTTCACACACAAGCGTGGTCTTGCCCGCTCCGCTGTTCCCCACGCATAGCAGTCTAAATGGGACGTTGATAAGGTGGTTGTCGTAATTCGGGTTGTGGTATTTTGTCTTTAAAGAGTCAGGAATGTGGCCGTACCAGTTTTGTACCTCATTAGTAGGTGGGGCTTTTTTCTTGGGCATGTTCTTTATTATTTCCTATTAATAAAGAAATGAGTATTTACAACCCACCGACGGAGATTACCCCTATTTTCAACCCGTCGTACTGGATACCTAACACCACAGGACTCACCCAGTCAGAGGCGGATGCCCTGTACCTGTCTATTTTTGGTGGTCAGATCATTCCTCTAACGGAATCCTTTGCTGGTGGCCTCGAGACGAACACCATTGAACCTTTCGGTACTCCCTCCGAGGTTTTATCATTTCAGACCACAGGGCAAACCAATTTTTCTGGCAATGTTAATGTTCCAACGGGCAGTTCTTACAAAGTCAACAATGTTAACCTGATTCCCTCACAAACAGGACAGTCAGGAAAATACCTCGCCACGGACGGCACAGCGACCTTGTGGCAAACGGCCGATGCACTGCCATCACAGACTGGCAATTCAGGAAGATACCTTGGCACAAACGGTACTATCGCTTCGTGGTCTTTTGTGCCGAACGAGATCCCATCACAGACAGGAGAAAGTGGAAAA